GACTCCACCACCAGATCCCCCTGGTTCTCCTGGACCTCTAGGGTTTGTATTTTGTCCTGGCGGGTAAGGTCTATTTCCACCTCTTCCACCTCCAGTAGCAGCAATTGGAGTTGCAGATCCAAAAGTAGATCCACCTCCACTTGAATTTGTATATGGGAATGGTCCATCTCCTGCTCCACCAGATCCAACACTTACTGGAACAGAACTTGCTGGTAGAGGGTGAGATGCAAAATATCTAACACCACCTGCTCCGCCACCACCACTTTTGGTAGCTGCTCCTCCGCCTCCAGCGACTACTAATAACTTACATGTTGTTGCAGTTCTATTAAAAGTTCCTGGTGAATTAAAAGTTGTTACTAAATCATTAATGACAGGATCGTTATCTGGTCCTACTAGTCCACCTTGATTATCAAGATTGTTTTGACCTGTTTTATTAAAACCTGATACTAAAAAATTTCTGTTACTCATATCTTATTCTGGTTCTCCTTCCCAAACTATCCAAGTATTAGTTGAATTATCATAATACTTCTTTACATCTACTCCGTCAATAATTCTGTGACCTTGATAACGATTTCTTTCTGGAAAAAATCCCCATATTACACGATCTGCAGGAATACTATCCTCTGGATAAGGTAAACTTCTACCTTGATCATCGACTATTGGTTCAGGTACGTTTGGAATCCAAAAATTATTTTCATCTAAATGAAATAAGTTTGCATATTTTTCTGGAAGTTCACCAAGAAATTTATCTGCAGTAGAGTGACCCATCCAATCTTCAGTAAAATATTTTGCGCCTGCTCCTGCGTATCTACCTCTTTGAGAAGAATCTTTCCAAGTTTGTTTCCAAGAAACACCATCGGTAGTATGAGTTAAATTAGATTCACACCAAGCTTCATTAGTTGCATGATCGCCTGGAACTACATTATCATCGTTTACAATTTGAACTTGTATTACGATATTTTCAGAGTCTAGTTCAGCAAAATAAGCCATAATCTCTATGACCTCTCATTAACTTAACTCTTCGTAATTTATTGTAATCACTAAGTCTGATGCTGCGCTAGCTCCACCTTCGATATTGTCTCCCTCTTCTAAATAAAGAGCAGAGTTTTTATCAATTACTACTAGTGAAGAATCTGCTGGCACGTTGATTGTGCTAGCAAGAGCTATAGGTGAACCACCACTTTTAGTTATAAATACTGAAGTAGTTGCAGCGTTTGTTCCATCGATATTGGCTACAAGAATATTATTTATTTTAAATACTTTTCCTGAAGATGAACCATTTGCAAGAAGTTCAGTTGTTAAAGTTGTGTCTAAAGCTGCTTGAGTAGACTTTGCAGTTATTGTTGATATGTTAGCTAGATTTGGTGCTGCCATAATTTATTCTCCTTAATTTCCTTTTACCCGAAAATGAAAGCCATTGCAATAGCTTTTCCTACGGTTGATATTTGTTGACCACCAGCTTGAACTTGACCAGAGCCATTTGGTGCTAAATTTATATTACCATCTGCACCATCCGTAATAGTAATACTTCCTGAGTTAGTCCCAGAATTAGTGTCTAAAACAAGGTCATGCGCACCACTTGTTGTTAATGTAGCTGCAGCTGCACCTGTACCGATAACAGTCTCTCCAGTTCCTTTTGGAACAAGGACCATGTTAATATTAGAATCTCCACCTGTGGCTGAAATTGAAGGTGAGTTACCTGTTGCAGCATTTGTAATATCAAATTGGTTTACTGCAGATCCAGTTGTTTGAAATATTATTTGTTCATTACCATTTTCATCATTGATTCCATGTGCGTCATCAAATGCAATATTAAAATCGTTTGTATCTAAATCACCACCAAGTTGTGGAGAAGTGTCATCTACAACATCACCACCAAACTCAACAGTAACTATGTTTGGATTTGTTCCATCATCTGCTTTTGCATAAGCAATAACAGTTTTACCATTTGCAACAGTTGCACTTGTTCCTGAACCACTAACATATTTAAATACTACGTTTTGAGATCCAGAAGTTCCATTTTTTAAAAGATACATTTGTTGAACGTCTAAAGGTATTGTAACGTTTCTTGATGCTGTAAGTGTACCAGTAAATTCTATTACTCTGTGTGCAAGAGTTGCACCAGTTGATCCATCTGAAACAGATAGAGTTGTGTCTCCTGAATCAGATACAGCTTGTGAAGTAGTACCACCAGCTATTTGTTCAATAATTTCTAAATTAGTATTAGTTTTAGTTCCCCATGTACCAGCGTTTTCACCGGTTGCTTGTTTCTCTATTCCTAGAGGTGTATATGTTGAAGCCATAATTTTATCTCCTATGCTACGTCACTATAACTTGTATTTGACCCAGTTGCAACATTTGTATACGATGAATTTGAACCAGTGTCAATGTTTGAATATCCTTGAATTCCAAAGCCTGAAGCAGTGCCAAATGCAGCAACAGAGGCTGTTGCAGATTGTCCTGTTAATCCCATTACATCTGCAGGAGCTATTGATCCTACAGAAAATGTGCCTGTTACACCAGCTAATCCTACAGCCATATCAGCGACAGTTACTGATCCAACAGATAATGTAGATGAAACTCCGGTTATATCAATAAGTTCTACTGGAGCAACATCAACATCTCCAACACTAGCTGTTGCAGATACACCTGATATACCAACTACATCTGCAGGAGTTATTGTTCCTACACTAAATGATGCAGATTGACCTGTTAATCCTACGGCTATATCATCAACGGTTACTGATCCAACAGAAGCTGTTGCAGATTGTCCAGATAAAGTTCCTGTAAAATCTATTTTTGCAGTTGGAGAATCAAGAGTAGATGTAATAGATTGTCCTGTTACTCCAACAACATCAGCAGGCGATAAAACAAAAGTATTCCAAGCTTGTGGTTCTCCCCATGCACCATTATTCCAAGCACTACCAGTTCCAAGGAATGAATTTATTGCATCAGGAGCTGTTATTTCAAAAGTTATTCCTGATTGTCCCCAGTTTTCATCTCCCCAACCATCTTGTCCCCAACCTGCTGCTATTTGTGCAGAAACAGAAACAGTTCCTAAAGATAAACTTGCGGATTGTCCAGTTGGTTTTACAACTGGATCAAAACTTTCACCCCATGGTTCTTCACCCCATTCATCTCTACCCCAACCTTGTTGAGCTGCAGCAATAGGTGTACCAAGAGAAAGTGTTGCGGATTGTCCAGTTAATATTACTAATTCATCAGTAGCCTGGCCCCATGAACCACCAGTATTCCAAGCATCAGCACCCCAACCACTTGCAATAGCGTCAGTTGTTCCCCAACGACCAGTTCCCCAGGTAGTACCTGACTCGTTCCAAGAATTAGCCATAAGGACTTACCTCCTTATGCTAATCTTATGATTGCGTTAGTTGCGTCAGCTGTTGGAAATTGAATTGTAAAAGTACCAGATGATACAGTTTTGTCACTACCAAAAGCAATTACTGCAACTGCTTTGTTAGATGCCGATGAATTATAAATTAATGCACCATTAGCTGTAAAAGATGCGTCTGTGAAACTTACATCAGAAAAATCACAAAGCGCAGTTGTTCCAGAAGTTGTTGGAGTTACGCTTGTTAATGTTGCACCACCTGATGTGTATGCAGTCCCAGATGAATTTGTAATTTCATTAGTAGATGAAAAAGCTGTTGTGCTAGCTCCTAATGTAGCTGAACTTGTGTACAAAGCTATTTTAAAAGTATTTCCTGTAGTTGCTGTAAAGTTGTGTGTTCCAACTAAAAGCTCTTGTTTAAAACTTGTGCATACTGCCGATGTTATTGCCATAATTTATCTCCTATGGGTTTGCCGAAGTTACCGGTATTCTAACAGTTCCATCAGTATAGTCATCTCTTCGTCTTCTACCGACTTGTTCATTAGCAAACTTTTGTACTTCTTGTTTATATTTATTTTCATATAAAGTCAACATATCTATGGGCCCTTTTAAAAACCCATATGTCTCCGATAAACAACAATATAATAGCCCATTTGGAAAGTTAAGGCTAATATAATTTGTATCATCATTTTCTAATAAAGCTGGGGCAGCATTATAATGAACCCTAAATTTATAAGTTGTATCAGGCACAGGAGCAAACATCATTCTTCCTGATGTGGTATCAGATTCTCCTGTAGCACCACCAAACATAGCATAATATTTAGGTTGTCCCCTTTTAGCCGATGCTGTTGATGATATGTATTCTTGAAGATAGGTAACATCTTTTTTTTCCAACCATACATTAGGTCCAGTTATTGCTGAAGTAGAATCATACACTTGTATTCCTCTAATAAATACAGCACCCGCTGGAGCGTTAATTGTTTCTTGCCCCGTAACTAAATTACCTGATTGTTGTTTTCTATCAGCATCTATGGGCACATCTCTGAATATTCTGTATTGTGCATTTAATATTATGTTTTCTAAAACACTGTCTGATAACACAGTTGAATCTACCTCTGTATAACTTCTAATTTGTGTTTTTAATCCTGATGCACTTAATCCAGCCATTACGCCACTATCTCCTGACAAAGAGCACAACTTTTCTTAAATCTCTTATGTCCAGAACAATGTTCTGGTTTATGAACAGGGATTTCTGGTTCTGGCACTTTAAGATATAATTCTGCATGTTCGTCCATATCCTCTGGACACTGACATGCTTTAATACCAATTATCTTACAAAATAAATTTTTAATCCATTTAATCATGCGCTTAATGTAATTGGCCCTACTGAACAGCCAACTCCTCCTCCTTTAATATTACCAATTGTAGCAGTATCTGTGTCAACTGTAAAATGAAAAAAATTTGCAGTTGAATAGTCTGTTGTAACTCTTGCACCATCTTTGTATTGACCTGTAGTTATTGCATAACCAGCCGCTTTTGCAATGTTGGCACCTGTAATACCATCAAAACTTCCTGGATTATTAAATTGAAAAGTCCCACCTCCAGATGTAGTCAAGGCAGATGGACCTCTAAATCTGTATGTTGTTCCATTTGTTAAACCATGACCTGGTGCAGTTACATTTATTATTCTTGATCCTGATGAAAGAGTTTCAAATGGATTTTCTGGTAAAGCATATGGAACAGAACTTTCTGTTCTATCAGGTCTAACATTACGTAAAGATATAGAATCACCGTTCATTGGTTTTGGTTCTAATTGTGGTTGCTTTGGTTCAAACTCAGATACATGCACAAAGGACCCATTCCATTCTCTTACCATTTCTCTGTAAGGAAATTCCATACCAGATCTATCTGATATTGCTTTTGCGTATTTACCTGTTGCGTATTTTGCCATTATTTTCTTGTAAATATTTTATAACCTTTTCTTACTGCTTCATCATCTAAAGGTTTATTTTTATATTGATTTATTAATTTTTTAAATTTTTTTTTTGCATCTATCAGTTCCGGCGATAGTTGTATTTTTCTAATTGGTTTATTGCTGCCCATGTTAAATTTTTTTCTCATTATGATCCTGGGTAATATGCTTTAGGCGTAATGTGTGTGCTTGAAGCTGACCCGTCCTCCGCTAGTGCTCTTGCTAATTCATCCTCATAAACTAATTTCATGGGTTGAATTAACTGTGGTTGATATTTTTGTGATAAATAATATGCTAATCCTGATACCATGCAAGGCACAAATCTAAATGGTACGTCTGTTGCATTTGTATAATCACCAGCATCTTGTATTCTTTTTATAAAAAAGAAATGCATATCTTTAGATGCATTTGTTGAGTCTGGTGTTGGATAAATGTGTATTGTAACTTTATCTATAAATCTCTCTACCCAATATTGATTAGGAGTTCCTTTAGATAATTTGTTTGAAAATCCCGCATAAGTAGATCTATCTACTTTTGTCATCGGACTGTCTGATTGTGTTGTTTGAGTTCTATTGGATCTTAATTGTGCTTCAAGAACATCGGATATACCAAATACACTTGCTGGACTTGTAGTTGTTGCAGAAGTGCCATCATCACTAGATCTAAAAAAATCATAATCTGCCTGACCTTCTATAAGATCTAAATTAGTTGAACCTACTTCCCAATAGTGAATACCTCTATTACCCCATTCTTGAAACAAGATATTAAGAGTTCTTCTTGCATTTTTTAATTGATATCCAGCAACA